ATAATTTTTTTTCTTTTCTTTTTATTATTTCATATATAATTTCTTTTTTTTTTCCTCGCTTATAACCCTTAGCAACATTTAAAGCATCTGTTGTATAAAAACCATTTCCATAAAAATTTTTATTATTGTAATAACCATCAACTAAGCTTTGAATATCTTCTCTTGCTCCGTGATATTGTTTACCATCTCCTCTTGTATCTTCTTTATTTTTAATTTGAGCCTTTTGTGATCCTCCAGGCGTATCTGCTTGTCTTTGCAATGTTTGACTTACTGGTATACCCGCTTGTTCCAAAGCAGTATTATTAGAAGTTACAATAGTTGCAAACTCATCAGGAAATTGTTGTTTAGCTTGAGTAACAATATCAGCATCAGGCATTTTTTTATTCTTAGCATTTTTTAAAAAATTTATAAATTTTGGAGTAAGTTTTCTACCACCAGCCAGTAATAAACCACTAGCGCCAAGTGTTAAAGCATCTACTGAATCTAATAATAACCAAAAGGGATTAGCTCCACTTTTAAGTGGATCAGGCAAATCAGAGTAAGCCGTTCCTTCGTCCATTGCATCATAAGCTTGTTTCTGTTCTCCAAAAAACATATTTTGTAAAAATCTACCTACACTAAGGTCATCATATCCTTGTTGTTTTAAACTATTCATAATTTCTTTTTCATTCTCTTTTATAATTTTTTTTGCTTCCAGGGACCCAGGTTGAATACCTGGAGGCATTTGATAAGTATTACTTGTTAGAATCTCTTTATTACGATCTTTTTGATCTTGTACTTGGGGACCCGTTCCTTTTCCTAAGAAGTCATAAACAGACTTTCCCACTTCTGCTACGGATACACCAGGAAATCTTTTTCTAGTAAAAAATTGATTATTATATTCTTCTAACTCTTCACCTTTAGGAGGAGGTAGAGTTTCAGCTGCTTTCTGATAAGCGCTGCTTGGAAATTTTAAATTGTCTATACGACCTAAAGCCTCTAGCTGAGGAATAGTATATCCTTCGGTGCTTTGTCCACTTTTTCTAAGATAGTCCAAACCTCTTTTTGCATTTTCCGATCCACCCATGTCAATATTTAAACCACCACCATCAGCCATGTAAGCTGGGTCATTATTAATTACATCATCAAAAGGATTATATGCCATTAGTAATACTCTGTCTCTCCGTGGTCCGTGGGCTCTTCTTCTTCATCATCGAATAACCGCACAAAATTGCCTTGTCTAAATCTCATTAAGGCTTGAGTCATAGAATCTACTAAGTCATCATGTTCACCAAACGGGAACTGTGCACACTCTTCGACCATTTCTTCAGCCCATCTTTCGTCAGGTATCCACACTACTCCACTTTCGAACAACGGAGCAACTGCGTGTACCCTTGATACTTTATCATTCCCTTTACTAGGCGTAAAGTTAATTACAGGAATACCTAAGGCTCGTAGTTCTTGGATCAAGGGCAGTCCTGATGCTTTCGCTTCAACGATCACGGTCTCCGGTTCCCAGTATTTATATTGTTCTATAGCTGCTTTCTTGAGTTCAGGGAACTCATAACGTTCCTTGATTGAATCTAATAATAAAATATTAGGGGTCACTTCGTCAGGATAGAATACACCCCACGTTGTAATAGCACTATAATCCCCTGTTTCCTTTTTTGTAAACGCTGTATCATAACTTTGTATAACATGCTTCAACATAGGGATATCTTTTCTTTCCCAAATTTGCCACCACTCTCTTTTGATGAGAGCACCTTCTTCACCAGTAGGATTTTGTTGCCACTGCGCTTGCCATTTTTGTTCTGTTAAAGATGCTTTGACAGCTTCTAGTTCTTCGAGTTTCCAATAATTAGGCCAGACCGGGGTCCCTGAAGGAAGAATAGCTGGAAATTCTATAACCTCCCATTGATCAGCTTTAGGTTCACCCATGGCTTTTTGTAATTGTCCTGTGATGTCTTTTTCAGACCAACGCGTCATAACTACAACGATCGAACCTCCAGGTTGCAAACGTTGACGAGGACCCGATGTATACCATTCCCATGTATTATCCATTGCTGTCGAAGACAAGGCGTCTTGTTCAGAATGGGGATCATCAATAATAAGTAGATCAGCACCACGACCAGTAATAGCACCACCCACACCCGCGCCGAAATATTCACCGCCATGATTCGTTTCCCAACGTCCCGCAGCTTTAGAATCTTCTGAGAGTTTAACATCTGGAAAAACTTTTGCATAATCATTAGAGTCAATAAGGTTCCTTACCTTACGACCAAATCTGTAAGACAGTTCAGCCGTGTGAGTTGTTTGTATAATCTTGGTCTGTGGTTTGTGGCCCAAGAGCCAAGCTGGAAAGAGGTAGGACGCAAATTCTGATTTTGTATGTCTCGGTGGCAGGTTCACGATTAATCGATTTATTTCACCTGACAAGACCTTCTCAAACTTCTCCGCGATCATTCTATGATGATCGGATTCCACGAACCCTGGCCAAACTGCTTTAACGAACGTTATAAAGGAGTCTCTTGACTTACTACTTAAATCTAATTGCGCTTTACGAAGTTCAAGTTTAAGCATTGCTTCTCTTGCTTCTTCATGCGTCATTGATTCGACATCAACGTCTAATCTCATACTCAGACTTATATCAGATGGAATTATTTGTGGCAATCACAACCTAGGTGCCCTTCTCATAGAAGCTAGGGTCCAAATAGGGGGGCGGGGGTCAGCCACAGACCTTGATCGGTGGAAAAGCGGTCTAGGAACCTTATTAAGTAGTAGGGTTTTTTGAGAGCGGGGAAAATGGAGCGAGAAAGAAGGGGCGGGAGATTATCCCGCCCCAATCAATTAAAAGTCTAAAGGATTAATTCTTCCTTGTAGCTTTGATAGTAGGTTACGACCCCATTGCTTTACCTGAGCGTCATCAGTAGTAGCAATAAGATTATAAATTTCACTACTAAGGAGATCAGCAATAGCACGATAGTCTACCTCTCTTCTTGTTTTATTCTCACGCGTGATACGAGTTGTATCGTCAAGACGCTCTTCCACATCGGCAAAAGGTCTTAGCGTGAGATTGTTATCGTTAGGCATATAAGTATATTATAGAAGTCCTAACTAATTGCAACTAATTAGTTGTGGATAACTTTATTTTCTTTTCAAGCACTCATCACCACATATTACCGACACACCTCATCGGCTTACCAGCAACGAAACCAAAATCAGCCTGGAGTCGTCCAGCGCGTGTAATAGTATATATAGTGTACATAGCTAATAGCTAAAAGGGCAATGGAGAATGGAGAAATGCATGGCGCAAATACGCCATGCAAAAGTGTGCCTAAACTTTTAATCGGCTTTGAAGGCTATCGGCTTACGACCCATGATAGCAGACATAGGAGCAACTAACTGCTCCTCCTCATCCTGATCTATTAAAGGTTTTAGTTCAATAGAATGAATGGCTTTAGTTTTATAAGATGCGTAGAGTTCAGGTTGATGTTCTCTTAACAACGCACTATCAAACTTCATGTAAGATCTATGAAGAATGTTAATCTTATGTACTTCACCTTTGATAACTTTATCGTCATCCGAAATGATAGTCTTAATAAGATCTTTCTGTTCTGTTAACTGCTTACTAATGAAATTATGTAATACAGTTAGTCTAACCAACTTATCTACTTCTTTCTTTTTGTTCATAGTTATTACCTCCTATCGGTATACTATTAATATAGTTATGTCCTAACTAATTACAAGTTATTATGTTAATTAAGTTGTGGATAACTTTTTAGAGGATAGCGATCGTGCAACGCTGAGCTGTGACCGGCGGAATAATATAATTATAGTAGCCATTGTATAAAGGGTAGAAGGGTAATGGAGAATGGAGAAGGGGCTTCTACCATTAGCCGAGGAACTTTGCACATACTCCACTTGTGACAAAGATTAATTGATGTACCTCTTGCCTGTTGGCAATGTGGATAGGTCTACAAATACCTCGTTGTAATGGACAGAGGGTGTTAACCATATTACAGAGCGAACCTCTGCCCAAGTTTGGAGGGGAAGGACGAAGTGTCAACCTTTATAATAAAAATACCCTTCCCCAATGTTCTTAGCGTTGCGTTTCCAAGATAAGAGATTAAGCTAGATAGGTAACGAACCCTAAGAACAAAATGGCTTACACCTCCTAAAACTCTTCCCTTATCTTTAGAGGCGTCTAACTTCCTCAGCGAATCCCTAGCTTCTGCTACGGGAGAAAATAAACAAATAGCTCCTAAATTGGACTCTTGTTGTTTATGATACATTCGCATAATAGTAATATAGTGGGATTATCTAGGATGTCAAGAGGAAAAGTAAAATAAAATAAAAAAACTTTTGAATGCTTTTCCCCCAAAACCAGCTCCCAGCTCGGCTTATATATAAGGGGTATAGGTAAGTTAAAAAGGTAAGGAAGCAATGGAGAATGGAGAAAGGAGTCAGAAGAAGAGAGCAACAAACCAAACAATCGCCAGCAAGATCAAAAGCTCACCGAAAAGCAAACCAACGCCAAAGGGTAGAGAGCTAATGATCTTGATAGCAATGGAAGTGAGGAGTATAGCCCACACAAACCAAATAATAAAAACAGGCACTTAGGCGACGTCTTCGTTCTCAGCTTCTACCATATGGTAACAATGTTCTTCAACAGCGAACCACGCCAAAAGGTTTTTTAGTTGATACATAGAGCCTACAAGCCCTCCGTTTAATGTAGCGAGGAACTCCAATACAGTTTGCCCGTGCTCCTCTGCTGATTCCCAAACCATCGTCCAAATCTCGTCCTCGTGTGCATCATGAAATGCAGAAGTATCAGCGTAATATATAAGTTCGCTTACTGTTCCGTTCACGCAACCATGCTCGACAACTTCCTTGATTTGGTCTTTGTCTAAGTTTTTATTGATCCAATCTTTAATGTTCATTATTAATTTCCTTTTCCAGCTTTGTAACTAAGTCTTGAATGTTTGCAATCACTTCCTCCTCTACCATGTAGATAGAACTGGTTGTCGGATTGTCTAACAGGTAAGCGATCTCACATGATAGGTCGTCAATTAGTCTTTTTTTCATTTTTTGTTTCTCCTTACTAATAATATAGTGGGATAAATTAGGATGTCAAGAGTTAAAGCAAAAAAAGTTCATTATCATTATTTGTTTCCAGCTGAGTCCACAGCCTGGGACACCCAGAGAAAAAAAGTTATCTTTACCACATAGTATAAGAAGTTCATTGGCAATGGACAATGGAGAGTTGGGGTGAGCCCCGAGGACATCGAGGCTCGATTCTATGTTCGTTGGCTAACTAAAACAAAGAAGGAGATTCATCAATACACGAATCAGGCTTGGCTGTCAACCAGCACTGAGCTACCAGCCAGGCTGAACCAGCCAGGTACATGGACCTGGTATAGTATAAGGGAGGAACTAGGTAATGGAGGAATGGACTAATGGAGATCGGTAGACTTCACGGGACTAGGAGCTCGCCAGGTACCCAGCAGTTCCAGAAGCTCTGGCCAGGTGCCATGCTTAGAACTCCATAATGGAGGTTTATCAGCAATGGAGGATGGATCACGGACTATGGCCCCTGGATATAATCGGGTAGACCCTGTAAGAGGGTCCTTGGCTAGTACGAACACTGGACACCCAATGTTATAATGCTTATGTAGCCACGCAATTTGATGAGGACTGAACAGGAGCTTGTTATTTCTTATTATCTTTAATTCAACCCAAAACGCTCTTCTATAAAAACCAAACAAATCAGGTATTCCAAGTCCAGTATTTGACTCAATTCTTGTCCACACAACACCTTGAGTATTACGCTTGACTTGTTTCCATAAATTATGCTCAGGTTTCATGTTTTGTTATGTAACATTTCTCTGTTGTTAAATCCACATTGAGTATTTCTACTCCTAATTTTTTTTGAAGTTTTGTAGTGGGACGATCTATTCTAAATCCTTTTAGCTTACCTGTTAGTCTAAAGCTAACCGTCTTCACATCGTATAAATGAATTATACCGTTTGGATCAACGGTGACTATATCAATACATCCTGTGTCATGAATGGTCTTGAATACTAAGTTGCCCTTCTTGAGCAACCACGTCAGAGCTATCGCTTCCGACAGGTTCCCCTTGTAATGAGTCGGATTCAATAATTTTGGCATTGTCTCCGTTTTCTTGCAATTTTTTTCGTAATTCACTAAGCTTCTCCTCTACATCCTTGGCAGTCATCTGGTCAATACTTCCATGAAGAATTTCTTTTCTGTCAATGTATAAACCAGCAGCCATACCACGGTATTTCTCTGCTGCAATCGCCCCGGTAAAATTACCAGCAGCTACGGCTTCGTCACGTAATTTACCTAAAGCAGCTAAATGAGATTTATAATTAATGGAATATCTTCTAGATAACTCGTTACGTCTTGCTTCTATTTCAGTCACTACTAGAGGATAATATTTAGGGTTCTGTAATTTACTTGCCATCACAGTAGCACAGCTTTCTTCGTACCCAGCTTCAGTAGCACAATCTTTTCCACTCTGAAAAGTGCCCTTTGTGATCAAAATTTCCACAAATTTGCGTTGTTTTTCTGTTATATGAGGTACATTTGCCATGTTTTTTTACTTAATATTTGTCTAAATTATACTTATTAACAACAAAAAAGCTAATGTTTTCAATAAAAAGTTGTAAACTGTAAATATCCCACATTATCCTAGGGAACAACTTATTTACAGCTAGAACCCGCTATATAGTTATATTCTAGCAATCTTGTAAATATGTAAACGCTTTTTGGGAATTTGGGTAGAGTTTAGATTATATTTCTGTAGAATAATGTTATAGGGAGAAACAAGAAATGAAGTTGCCTCAGTTTGTAACTATAGGGCCTTTTACTGTTGAGTTAGTTCTGTGTCCTCATGACATTATGTATGAGGTATCTGAAGCTCAAGGTACTTTTGTAGTTAAACCACCTTATAAAATATACCTAGATAAAGAAATGATGGAAACAGGCGGTCCAGATGCTGTTAATGTTTTAATACATGAGTTTTTACACGTAGGTTATTATCAATATCATCTCAAAGAAAAAGAAGAAGAAACTGTTGTTAATTCTTACAGTAACTTTATCACAGAGTTATTGTGTCATTCTAAAATAGGTAAATGGATTAAAGCTAATATGTAATTTATTAAGTTAAATACGTTTCTACGTCTTGATAAGTCGCTGGATCATTTGGATCACCCTTAGGTAGGTTATCAAGCATTTCTTGTATACCTAACATGCCAGGATACATATTACGTCTTTGATCTAAAAGCATTTTTTGTTTATCAGTTAGTCCAGCTAACATAATATTATTAGGTATAATATTATTATTATTAATACTTGGTAGAGCCATTACTCCACTATTTGAAGCTTGAGGGTCATTATAATGTTTACCACCAAGCATTCCCTTACCTAAATTAAATAGTTGATCAAATTGACCTTGAAATCCATCGCGTGGTTCAATCATCTGTGGTCTAGTGTAGTCATTTAACTTTTGTATTCCGCCTTGTATATTGTTACCAGCGCTACCAAAAGCTTCTTTAATCATTTTAAGAGTTGGCATTGTATCGAAAAGTAACCCTAAAATTCCTTCCTGTTTCCTTGGTTGATTAGCAATGCTGAGACCTGGTACTGTTTGTTTTGCTGTTCCTCCGCCCAACATTCTTCCAAAACCTCCAAGGAATTCACTAAAAGTAGGTGAATTAGACATTACTCTAAAGGGATCGGCTGGATTTTGGTCAGGAGCAAATTGGAGTCCTCTACCAGAATCAAAAGCTTTATTAATTTTGTTTTCACCAGCTTTAGACATTTCATCTAAACCATATATTTGATCTAAAACATTAAAAGTGTTTGCTACTCTATCCCCTACTATTGGTGAAGCGTTTTGAGGAAGATTTCTTTTAATTATGTCAGCCACTCCTTTATTACCACCCCAGCTACCATATTTATTGATTCCTGCAGTTTGTCCTCCTGAGGGAGAATAAACTGCATCCATAGTATCATTTAAAGTATATCCAGCTTTTTTTAAATCATCTGCTTGATTTGCAAAAGCTCCTGTTGAAGTTTTATATTTATCTAATATTCTGTTTTGTCTAATATTAGCCCATTTATTAGCTTTAGGAGTTTTAAACGAAGAATAGTCTTGTACAGGGGTCGCTCCATATATTCTTTTTTTTGCCATTAGAATCCTAATCCTATATTAAACCGAGGTGAGTTGTCACCTAAATTATAATTCATCCCTACATCCAAAGGAATATCGAAACCTCTTTTAGATTTATCATAACCTAACATAGACAAAATTCCTCCCACGGGATTCACTCTCATATTAGCATTGAAGGAAGGGCTTTGACCAGCACCTAATCCTATACTAGCTCCACCATTAATATTACTAATTAAATCACCCATTACTCCTTCTGGACGAAAACTTTTATTATAATTAACAGTAGGCGCTATAAATCCATTTTGATCATAACCTGAGTTAACACTTAATGTGCCTGGAAGAAAAGTTCCACTATCAATAGCAGTATAATCTCCTATAGGAGTAGAAAATCCAATGCCTCCTTGGTTATTAAGTACATCAAACTCTGCGTTGAGATTACCAATACCTCCGCCAACTGGAGCTCCATACCCGAGTCTTAAAAAATCTGGATTTTGATCAAACCCTTTTCCAGCTGAAAAACTAAAAGGACTATTTGTATTTTGAAATTTTATGCCAGGCAATCCAGCTATGGCATTAAAATAATTATTTTTAGCTTCAACTAATCTATTAGGATCGGTTAAATTAAAATTATATTGAATGGAATTGTCTCCACCTGGATCAGTAGGAGAACTTCCGTACCTTGGTAGATCTATTGGTTCAGGCTGTTGAGGCCTTTGTGGTGAAGGTCTATTTCTACCCCTTTGCATTTGGTTCGGGGAACCCGATTGAGCTTTTTGTTCGCTTGGAGAAGGAGCGTATCTTCTAGCACTATTATGTCCAGCTCTATGAGGCATTATTCTTTATCTTTTTTAAATTGTTTTAAATACTCTTTAAATAATTGATCATCTTTAGCTACTCTACGAAACTCATCTAAAAGTTTCTTTTCGGAGTCCGTGGTCAGTGATATGTGTTTCATTATTTCTTTTTTCTTAACCTTAAGCCCATACGTGGTGCGTCAGCCATTTGAATTTTAGACCCTAAGCGCGGACGTGGTGCGTCAGCCATTAACTTTTTCGGAACTGCCATTCCGCCTGGTGCATTTGATTTGCTTTTAGTTCCCATTCCCATTCCGCCTGGTTTATTTATTTTACTACTCAACATAGTATTGATTTTTCTTGTTGATATGTTTGGTCTACCTGTTATAAAATCACTAATTGCTTTTCTTTTCCCTGGGGAATAAGTCATAGTTTTAGTCCCAGGGGAACTGGCTTTCACTGGATAAGTCATAGGTTTAGCTTTTGGGCTTTTACCATATTTTTCAGATTGTTTAGTTAAACCTGTAGGTCGAGCTCTATCCGTTAACTTTTGAACTTTCTCTTCTAGTCCTTTAATTTTTTTTATATAATCCGACTCTGACATAGGTTTTCTTCTAGGCAGCATACCCTTGAGGCCCCCTGGTCTATTAGCATTTGTAGGTCCTCTTGATATTCTTTTTTTCGCCATAATTTTTCTCCTTAATTAAACTGTTTGTGTTTGGAGCATACAATTTTTCTTTGTCAAGATCAAAGATTTATTGACTATAAATCCAAGGAAATATATGTTCATCGATACGTTTCAAAGGAGGTAATTATGGACGAAAATCAAATATTAAAACAAGAATTACAGGATGCTTATTTAGTCATAGCATACCTTCAGAATGAAAAAATAGCTTTAGATGTAGAATGTGGTTGCGATGGTAATTGTGTTTGTCACGAGGCTAATTAATGAGTAATTGTCCTGTTTGTGGTTCTGATAAATGTATTTGTGAGGATAACTGCGAAAGTTGTGGGGCTTAGGACTCTTTATATTCTTTATGGGTAAATGGTTTGGCGCTAATACGTTCTAGCGCCTCTTGACCCTGTGTTACAATCTCATTCCATTCATAATGAGAAAATATCTCTTTTACCCCATTACGATAAGTAACTTGATAAACAATAGTCTCTTTTAAATGTGGTGGATCTCCCACAGTTGGGACAATTTCCACAGTTTTAACAACTCCATGTAACATTATCCAGGAAATGCTAACACATTACGATCTTTTAATCTAGAAAGTTTTTGATATACCAATCTTCTTGTAGCCTCAGCTACTTCAGGGGAATCGTTGACTAACTCATGTTTCCATATGTCAGTACACGCTCTGAGAGCTTCGACCTTTTCTCTTTTATTATTAAAGAAGTCTTTATCCATCTCAATAAGATCTAAAAGCATACGTCTACTTGTTAAAGTTTCAAGATCTTGTGTAAGTACAGTTATATTCATATTTAATATTATACCTATATTTTATTAATATTATTTACTTTTTTTTCTTTACCCATATCTTTCATAACGTCTTTCCATAAATCATTACCTTCTGCGAAACCTTTTCTCCAAGCTTCATCAGCTACTTGTTCAATCATAAAACATATTTCTGCAACTGTTTTTTCAGTAAAAAGGTGATCTAATTGAGTATGAAAAAGATCTTTCAATATGTCTTTTTTGTCTATCGTGTGGTGCAT